CGCAACCCTTGCCATCTGCAATTGGGCCAGTCCCAACGATGACTTGACGGACAGTACGATTAAAGTAATCGTTCGCGATTGTCGTGTTGACCGTTGAGAGAGTGAGGCTCAGCTCAACTGATACGTCGCTAATATCCATACCGCTCATTGCTAGGATGCTGTTTGAGTGTCCCAGTGGTGTGAGAGTGTTGGTGAGCGTCAACGTGAAGTCTTCACAGTCCAGCGCGATTCGCCCTTGAGTCTCTCCGACTGTGCCATTTGAAAGGCTTGCCGGTGAGCCATCAGAGATCACGACATATGAGCCCCTGAAGAATGGAGGAGACCCAGCGTTATAGGTGGGCTCAATTGGACCCACTGCGCTGGCGTGGTCGTCTTGGATGAGCGCCGCCTGATAAGTGAACTCTCCCATAAGCCGGCCATTGTCGAGCGAGATCGAAAGACTCTCGAGTACACAGCCATAAGCGTAAGAGCGATAATTGACGCCATCAACGCGAAAGCTCAAAGAGTGATCTTTGGTCCCTGTGTCGTTTCTAGATGGAACGTACCAAGTAGCCAATGAATAGAGCGTGGGCGTTCCAGTGAAGCCAGCGCTGAAGGCCGGTGAAACCGTAACATCACCACCAACATCATTATCAGTGATCGCTGAATATTCAGCGCGCCCATTGAGCTCAGCGCCAATTAAGCAGCCAGTGTCAGCGACTGCATAAGATGAGGTTGGGGTGAACTGGTTAACGCTAGTGATAGCGCTCGCCGCGTCACCATCAACAATAGAGGGCAGCTGATTCTTAAGCCCAGCGCCTAAGAGGTGGCCTAGATAGTTAGAGGCGTAGGTGTCAGCGCCTGTGCCTATTGTGGTGAGGTCAACCCGAACCACTACTTGACCAGTGCGCCGCCTCACTCGACTGCCGCCGCTCCATACTGTGTCAGGCTCTGGTGGCACAAAGTAAGAACCGTCTCGAGCGTCGTTGCGCTCTGAGGCTACCACCTCGCCGGGTATGATGATGGGGTCACGCTCACACGGGATTGAGGTATAGGTGAGCCCTGAATTATCAGGGAGACCGGTGGAGCTGCTGAGTGAGCCAAAGCTGCTCTCTTTCGCTACACTGATTGATCTATGAGTGACTGTCATGATTAAGCCTCCAAGTAGAGCAGGACAAAAGGAAGGGTCAGGATAAATGCGCCGGTATCATTGACCGCGTCAACCGGCGTTAAGATTGGCGCTTCAGGGATCACTGAGACAATCCCAGTATTAATCAGATCATACTCTGGCCCCTTGAGCTTAACGAGTAAACTCTCGGCGTCCTCTGAAATCATACGCTGTAAATAGAGCGCGTCTCTGGGGATATCATAGCGCACATTGAGATTTATGGTTGAGCGTCTGCGACCTGAGAGGCCGGCCGCGCCATCGTCCTCAGTAAAGCCAGAGATGTCTAGAGTGAAGAAGCGTGTTGAGTTCGACCGCTGAGTTAATGGGGGTGTGCTGCCATCTCCTCGAGCTAAAGCAACGAATCCATGATGAACGTCTCTCTTTGGGGTCACGTCCATAATCATGCCCTCTAGATGTGTGAGAGCTGCCGCGATTCCTTGGCTCATAGCTTGCGCCTTAATTCAGCTTCTGCTGAGTCCATTAACACTTCAATATCATCAGGGCTTAGCCCGATAAACTCACGAGTCTCATTGACCGCAAATCCATATTGAGCATGTTTGGTGAGGCCAATGGTAAAGCCTGAAGCTGTGGCCTCTTTGACTACCAAGTTGTTCATCATGTTGCCGCTCAGGACCAAGTCAACTTCAGCGCTGTCAGTGCTCTGTCCTCGCCTCCTGCTCTGGTTCTTATATTGCTGATAGCCGCCCTCATAGTAAATGCTCTTGCCTGTTCGACTGGGCCGGCCGCCCTTTGGTTTGAGCCGCGCTCCTCGCTTCGCCACATAAATGGGAGTTGTGCTGTAAGGCTTAAAAGGCTTGCCATTGGCGTCCAGCCCTTTACCTGTTCTGAGCTTGATTGATGCCAGAGTATTGGAGGCCAATCTCAAAGAGTCTTGAGAGGTCCACAGTGAGCGAGGCAAGTTAAGATTTACTCTAGCTGCCATCAGTGCCTCATCCCTCGCGTGGGTGTGAACCGCGAATCATTGGCGCTCTTGACGTAGCCGCGCCAGCTCGCTCTGAAGTCGGTTGAGCTGCCGCCGGTGCGTCTGAGGTCAATCTCTCCCTCATCAATAACCCCATCACCATCGAGGTCAAGAGTGACTGATCTAAGAGCGACCTCGAGCAGCTCCTGACACCTCGCTCTCATCTGTTCAGCGACATCAAGCTGAAGGGCTGACTCATACACGAGCGCCGCTGTACAGTAGGCGTGAGCGCTCATGAAGGAGCCTTGATTAAAGACCTCATCCTCAGTCACGCCATCAGCAACCACATGATCACGGATAGCTAAGATCATCTCATCAAGCGCCGCGTTGATCTGTGGCAAGAGATCGCTTTGGCGCCTTGGGACCATGTCAGCCAACTGGGGGAAACGATCAACGAGCTGATCATGATTCAGCCCAGTGTCAAAGGGTCGCGGCGTTACCTTCAGAACTCCACACTCAACGACGTTCGAGCCGGCCTCTGACTCATAGGCGATCTTGTAAGGATAGAGCCCGGTGACCGCGTTGACCGCTGGAATATCAACAACCGCTGAAGCAAAGTTAAGCGTAGCGGCTGAAGTGAGATCAAGCTCTCTTGGTAGCGGCTCAGCGAGAACAGCGGTTGAGCCTCCCAGCCTGCTGACCTTGACTGAGTACCAAGTGTCTCGAGTGGTAGTCAGGAACGCTCTGACCTCATCACGCTCGAGCGCAACAGCGACAGGAGCAGAGAGCGCCAGTGTTCTTCGATCAGTGGCGATTGTGGTTACGCTCACATCAGCTCTCTGCTGAGTCAGAACGCTAGAGAAAGGCGTGCTGAATTCAACGGTCAGTGTTGCGCTCCCTGTGTAGGGTGAGCGCGGGTTCCAGATAAAGTGAATCACTTGACCGGTGGGTGTCTTCCTCATCGCTTGCCTCCTTGGTTGGCCTTCCTGATATCTGCCGACTTCGCGACATCGAGCCCAGCGGAGTCAATGAATGAAGCGGTCACTGGGCTCCAGCTGTGCCGGCAATTATAGCCGCCGCCGCTGGTGATCACTGGGAGGCCTTGCCCATTGTTCAGCTGACTCATTTGAGCACTGGTCACCACCTTGTTCACCAAGGGTTTACAGAAAGCTCTGGTGATTCCGTCCTGTGGTCCAGTGTATAAATAATGATCGAGCTCAGCCGCCACAGCTGCAGCCGCTGAGATTGAACGCCCATATTGTGAGATCGCTGTCTTGACCTCTGTGAGCTGGCGCCCTGTGCTTCGAGTGAGAACTAAGTTTAGGTCACTCATGATAATCTCAGCAGGAACGCCCACTGATATTGAGGTGAGAGCGCTCCTCACCGCCTTCTTGGTGTCTGGGAGAATAACATCCTCGAAGACCTGAGAAGTGATTTGAGCTTGGATGGTGTCAAGCTCTGGTATTGAGTTGAGGTCAAGACTAGGTTCAATGATTTGAAGCCCTCTTAACGCCGCCTCTCTAATCCTCTCCTGACTCTCAATGAACTCGTCAACAGCCAGCCCCATGCCGCCTCTCATGATGAAATCCATGAGTTGCTGATCATCGAGTTGAAGCAAGAGTTGAGGGTCTTGGGAGGATATCGCGAGCTCCATTAAATCAAGGAGATCGCGCCGCGCTGAGCCCATCGCTTTTTCAAACGACCGCTCAGCCGATACCTCAGCAATGAGCTGATCTCGTTTAGCTCGAGTGAGTTGAGCCAGAGGACCACGCCGCCCCTTAACCTGTCGAGACAGATCATCGATGGCTTTACGGTCAGCATCCTCTGATAATAATGTGGGCTGAGCAGCTCCACATGTACACTCACTGAGCATCAACATGAATCAGGTCAAGCAGTCGGTGACAACGTGCCCAAGCGTTGAGTCAATCGCTTGAACCGCGTGAACTTCCTCAGCGTAGACATAACGGCGTGTCTTATCGAGGCTGTCATATTGACCGGCGACCATGTTGCCAAACTGGAAGTTGAGCGCCGCCACAGGCATGCCCTTAACGTTGCCGCTCTTCTGGACAATTGCATCAGAGCCCTTGAGGATCCCCATGAAGATGCTCTCACCATTCCAGATATAAGCCTCAGAGCTAGTCGCGCCAGGGACCGCGTTATCTTGGCGAGCTTGGCCAACGTAAACGTTAGGGATCCCAAGCACATCACGAAGCACAGAGAGAACCGCCTCATCATTAAGAATGCGGTTACCGCTTGCGAGCCCGCTGGAGGTTGACCCCACATAGCCTCTGATCTCTGGGTTGCGCGCCAACTGTCGAAACACGTCACGACCAAAGATAAGCGAGTCTGGGTTGATGCCATGAGCAGCAGCAAAGACTGTATCCTTCAGCTCATGCAGGAAGGTGAGCGGCTCAGCACCAGCGGCATCAAATTTCGTAGCCGGCGTTGAGGTAGCAAACGCTGTTGAGTCAAAGAGGACATCAGCGAAGCGCTTCTCTCTTGCGAGCTTCATCACTCGTGCAACCTTGCGAGCAATGCGCTGCTCTTCACTCCCCGGATATTGAGAGTCAAGAATATCCTCCATCGCGATGGAGTCCTGAGCGCCGTAGATCTTCGCCTTGAAGGTCGTGCTTGAGCGGTCGAAGCCACCGATTGAAGTTCGTGAAGAACCTGGAGCGCGCTCGAGGTCAAGCCCTGCTCCAGCGCCCATGAAGTTGCGAGTCTCTTCAAGAAGAAGAGTCCCTGAGCGCTCAGGGATGGTGATGTTTTCACAGATCTTATCAGCAATGAGCTGATCATCACTAGGGACAGCCTCAACAACAAGGCTGGTTAAGATCTGGTCTACAGGATGGAGATTAGAATATGAGCTAGCCATTGGTTACCTCTTAAGTGTTGAGCGTGGTGGGTCCAACGAACAGGACCTTAATCTGGTCTCCAGCGCTGGCGCTAACTTGGTTAACATTAGGTATTACTCGAGCGAGTTGATAAAAGGTGGTGTCGCTTGCCTCGCAAGGTTGAACCTTTCCGTCAGCAGCCGCCGCGAGAAGGGGAGTAGAGTTAAAGGTGATTGTCTCTGAAGCAATCACGCGAGTAACACCTTGAATCATCACCTCAACGGATTCACCGCTGGCACAAGCGCGCTGAGCTACTCCGATAGCGTTTGCGTCTGTGGCCGCGTCAGTGATCACGACCTTTCCAGCCGCGTTGAGTGATACAATCGCATACTCAGTGATTGCCTCAGCAGCGACAAAGCTTAAGATATTGTCAGTGTTGGCCATGATCAG